TGTGCTAAGTAAGACAGAATCAATTGTTACTCCATGAAAAATTTCTTTTAATATTCCAATATCGTCTGTATTACGTTTGAAAACGTCTGCATGTTCTACTGCAAATTTAAAGATAAAGCCTGTGCCTGTTAATGTTGGTGCTATACCATTTAATGTGACTGATACAGGATTATTCATAATTGTTGGTTGTGCAACCAATGATATAAGATTAACAACATCATCCATGTTTTGCTGTGATTGATTTAAAATGTCACCAGTATGTGTAATATCTAAGTCTTTTACATACATCGTGTAGAAGTTAATGTTGCCTGTTAAACTTTCACTTGCCGATGCGGCTCCGTGTATTTTTGCCATAATAGTATCTCCGTACTCTTGTTAATACTATTTATCTAAATTAACCGACTTCTTTATATTATATGTTTATTTGAATTTACTGTATTTTCTACCAGTAACGTATGTTGTTTGACCTAGTTTATTGCCTAGGGCTTTACCTGCTTTCCAGGCACCGTACATACCAGCCGCGGCTGTAGCCGCTTTAACTATTGGTTTATCCCATACATTCTTAATGGCGTCTGATGTCTTAGTACTATCTTTATGAATATAATTGCCACGTTTTTGTAATTTTAGAAGTGCTGGAAATATTTCGGCTAGTCTTGCTTTTCTACGAAACCATTGAACTAATCGTGTTACTACTAATGCTCTCTGATTTTGACTTAGATTATCCCAATCTCCAACTAATCTACGAACTGACTTTAACATACCGTCTTGGACATTAAGATTTTTCTGATAACGTAACAAATATCTTTGTTCAAATGATGTATCACTTCTATTGTTAGAATAATGAAGTAAAAATCTTAGAATATCGGCTTTCTGTAATGAAAGTCTATCTTTAAATATTGCATCTTTTTCATCATCGCCAATATCATTGTCTTTACCCATTAATCTATTAAGAGCCATGTACATATCCGTTCCATTTGTTCTGAAATAATCAAAATTTCTAAAAACCATGGTACGTTTTGCTATATCAGATGCCAATGGAGCAAAATCATAATCTTTATTAAATATATTTAATACAAGAAAGTGACAAAACACTAAATCAGCCGCATCATCTACATTGACATCATTGGCCATTTTCTTTGTTCTGAAAAGTCTACTTTCAGATAAAGTATTTACAAATTCTAGTTTTTCTCTTTCGTACGGTTCCATTATTTGCTTTCCATTTCTTCTATCATCTTTGCATTTTCACGAGTCTTATCACTTGAGTATGTGGTAAAAAACCCTGGTACAAACATATGTACCATCAATGCCAAAGTCATCTTTAAACACTCTATCATAAACAAAAATGCAAAGATAAAATGCTTCCAATAAGTCATATCATTGTTAATAAGGTGTTTTTTTGACTCCCTAATAACCATAATTCTCTCTCCTTAATTATAATAGTATTTATCTTATGTTCTTGCACCGCTAGTAACACGTTTACTGTTTGGATGTCTTTTTACTACAAAAGTAGAGTGTGACATATCTTTCTTAATTGGTTTCTGCCCTCTTTTTCTTGGTTGGCAGTGTGGTATTTGTCTTTTTCCCATTGTCTTATTGTTATTAGTTAAAATTATCTCTCTGTGTTCATATTAGCCGCTGTAAATCCTGCTCTATTTACAAGTTTTACGTCATTGCCTACTACATAGCCTTCTCCACCTCTTTCACCATTTGTACTGGCTTCGATATCTGCTGGTTGAGAATCTAACGTTTTAATAATTTTGTTCTTTGTGGTCATAACACCATTAATGAATTGGAAGATTGCTTCGAAACCATCACTATTTTGTTGAACCCATTGAACTACTCGTTCTTTCTTAGGTCCACTTAGTTTTGATGAGTCTACCCATTCACTGAAATTCTTTCCTAGTTTATCTAGGTTTCCTGCTTTCACACTATTATTAATATAAGTGTAAAGAATATTACCAAAGTCTGCCATTTTTAATTCGGCTGGGACTGCCAATAATTTATCAATTGCATTTGCATTTGATTTTAGATAACTTTCTAATCTGTCTACTTCTGGTAAGTCAACGCCTGGAGATTTAGTAACATATACTGGAGGCATAATCCATGTTTTGCCTGCTTGAAGTTTGCCCATATCTACATTGCTTTTGTTACCCTCTAAGTCAATCACTGCATGAACTACAATACCTACATCATAATTAATTATCTTTTGACCAATATCACTCTTAGTATCTACTGAATATGTTGTTGTGTTTGGCTTGAATATAAGTCTGCCGTCTTTTGGTTGCGGAGTTGAGAACCATAGCAAGTCACCATGCAAGTATCCTCTAAAATCTTTAGGTATAACACTTTCTACTGTGTTCCATATGTTCTTCATCTTTGATGCAAACTCTCGTCTGCCATCTTCAATTTCGCCTTTGGCTCTGTTTAAAAACATTTTCTCTAAGTCATCACCACTTGTTACTTTACCATTGTAACCTTTTGCAGTAAATCCACTTTTATCTGTAAGTATAAATTCGCCATTTTCGTTGCGACCAAAGATAACGGCTGGTGAGCCATCCCATTTGATACTGATTGATTTTGGAGAAGTTTCTACTTGATGTAATTTAGCGATTGCTTTTTGACCACCAACTGAACCATCCCAGATAATCAAGTCTTCTAAATGATGAATTCTTGCACCCTCTTCTTTAAGGGCTTTATCCAGAAGTTTCTTCATCTTCTTATGAAAGCCGATTTGTTTATTACGAGGTATTCTTGGTCCTCTAAATCTTCTTTCGCGGCCTTTGTCTAAAAGGACTATTTCACGGACTTTCATATTATATCCTCTTATATGGAGATTCGCCAGTTAATTTAGGACGTGCAAACCATAACTTGAACCATTCTTGTGTTCCTGGTTCTATTTTATGTTTCTTTTGATACTTAGATTTTGCAGTTCCAATATAGGAAATATTCTCCTGCTGAGTTTCTTCAGGTTGATAGGGCTTATAAATGCCTGATAGAACTTTTAATTCTTTAAGTTGTTGTTCAAGAGTCATTTTTTCGCTTCGCATGAGTTATTCCTCGTTTGAATTTTCTCATGTCACCCGTACGAATGCTGTTAACAAGACGCTTGGTTAAGTCCACAGCAACAGATTCATCAAATTCACGATTTATGAACTCAATTAAATTTATTGCACCAGTAATTATATGTTCGCCTTTTTGTTCGACAAACCTCTCTGGCTCATTTTTAGAAATCGCCATCGAGTTTAATTCTTCAAATAGACTTCTACGTGGTTTCTTAGTCATAAAATAATTCTCCTATCAGTATTTATCAATTATCATCGAATGGAGTAGCCTTTTTTGACTTTACCATAGCACGAAGATTCATTGCTGACTCTGTTTTTTCTGGAGGGATTGCTGATGTTTCATCAGAACCTATAGTTTTTCTCTTTAATATGTCTGTTATCTTAGATGCATCTTGTATTCCTACTGCTAAATCATCATCATCTAAGTCTGAATCACTAATTCTAAGACTATCTCGGTCGAATACTAGGTTTATTTTAGAACCAACACCACTTGAACTTCTTGTTTTTAGTAGTTGGAGTTGATATTGACCACGTTCTCTCATTGCATTACTTGTAAAGATACCGATAACATTATCAGCAGTTTGAATTTTAGAGATACCACCAGCAATATGAGAGTGGTCAAATTCAATTTGTTCTACTGCTTGTCGGTTTAATTGTGAGGCTGTAACTGCAACTAGTTCTGATTCCATTGCAAAGTTACGAATTTCTTCTGTGACATACTTATCTTTAATAAACAAATCACCAGGTTGAACTTTCTTAGTTGCAGGCATTAAAAGGTCTAGATAATCAAGACAAATACAATCAACTGTTTTACCTGTAACAATCTGAAGTTCTTTTAAGTAAGCACGGACATCATTGATTGTTGAACCTGAAGGCATATATTTAATTCTAAGCATACCTGCTTTCTTGCCAACTGTTTTAACTTTTAATTCAACATCATCTAGTTCTTTAAAGATACGTCTAGTACTCTTGTCAGTTACCATTGCGTCTATACGCATTGCTGATAATTCTTCTGACAATTCTAAAGTAACATAAACACAATTCATTCCTGCTTCTGCCCAATTCAAACTCATGTTTTGCATGAATAAAGATTTACCTGAACCAGA